GAGCACCGGGTGCTGATGGGCGACACCGCACGGGATGCGGTGTGGAAGGCGCTGGGCGGGATGCTCGCCGAGACCTGGACCCATGCCTCGGGCGCGGCCATGCCGCTGGCCCGCTTGGCGCTGGACATCGGCTTTGCGACACAGGAGGCCTACGCCTTCGTGCGCGCCTGCCGCGACGCGCGGGTGATGGCGGTCAAGGGCGTGCGGACGGGTTCGATGGGGGGCGCAGCCCTGATCGGCACGCCCACCGCCGTCGATGTCTCGCAGGCGGGCAAGAAGCTGCGCCGGGGCATCAAGGTCTACAGCGTGGCGGTCGGCATCGCCAAGCTGGAGCTCTACAACCACCTGCGCCAGAGCGCGGAGGTGGCCGACGACGGCGTGACGGTGACCTACCCGGCCGGTTTCGTCCACCTGCCCAAGATCGACGCCGAGTTCATCCAGCAGCTCTGCGCCGAGCAACTGATCACCCGCCGCGACAGGAATGGCTTTCCGGTGCGGGAGTGGCAGAAGGTGCGCGAGCGCAACGAAGCGCTGGACTGCTACGTGTACGCCCGCGCCGCCGCTGCGGCCTCGGGGCTCGACCGCTTCGAGGAACGCCACTGGCGCGAACTGGAGCGGCAACTGGGGCTGGCCAGTCCGCCAGCCCTTGAAACACCTACTGAATCGATCACCGAGGCCACCCATCGAGGTGGCCTGGGTGTTTCTGGCAACCGCAACACCGGCCGGCGCGTGATCAAGAGCCGCTGGCTGTCCTGACGAGGAGACGCTATGTCACTGACCACCCGTATCGAGAGCCTGGTGCTGCGCGTCGCGCAGGAGTTCAACGACGTCCGCGCGAAGGCCGGGAATCTCGCCAACCTCACCACCACCGACAAGTCGAGCCTGGTGGCGGCCATCAACGAGCTGAAGGCCGCGGTGGTGGCCTCGGGTGCGATCGACGACACCCAGGTCGCCACCACCAGCACCTACTCGTCGAGCAAGATCGTCACGCTGCTCGACACGCTCAAGGCCGAGATCCTGGGCGGGGCCGATGCCGCCTACGACACGCTGCTGGAGATCCAGCAGCTGCTGCAGGATGGCACCAGCGGCCTGGACGCCTTGCTCGCTGCGGTGAACCACCGCGTGCGCTTCGACGCGGCGCAGACCCTGACGGCTACCGAGCAGGCCCTGGCGCGCAGCAACATCGGCGCCGTGGCCGCGGCCGAGGTGGGCGACACCGACACCGACTTCGTCGAGATCTTCGAAGGGGCGCTGCTCTGATGAGTCTGGCTGCGCGCATCGCCGCCTTGGCCAGCCGCATCGGTCTGGAGGTCAAGACCAAGATCGATGCCGGCGACCCCGGGCTGGCGCGGGCCTGGGTGTGTTTCGGCTATGTCGGCAACCAGATCGTCGTGCGGGCCGCGCACAACGTCGCCGCGGTGACCCGCACCGCAGCCGGCCGCTACCGCGTGAGCTTCGCCAGCCCGCTGCCGGATGCGAACTACTGCTGGGTGGGTGTGGCCCGCAGCAACACCAACACGGGCACGCAGCGGCTGCTGATCGTGCGCTCGACCTTGGATGAGAAGACGCCGACGCACGTCGATGTGGGCTGCGCGACCACCGCCGCGTCCTTTGCCGACTCCACCGAAATCAACCTCGTGGTCTACCGCTGATGGCCTACACCCCAGCCCACCTCGAAGCCTTGGAAGCGGCGCTGGCCAAAGGCGAGAAGCGCGTGAGCTTCGGCGACAAGACGGTCGAGTACCGCTCGATCGAGGAGTTGCAAGCCGCCATCCGAGCGGTCAAGCGCGATCTGCACGAGCAGGCCGTGGCCACCGGGCTATGGCCCGGCGCGCCGCGGCAGATCCGCATCACCACGAGCAAGGGGTTCTGATGGCCTGGTACGCGAAGATCCGCAGTCTGTTCGGCGGGCCGCCGGTGCACGAGGCCGCCGGCCGTGGCCGTCGCTCCTTGGCGTGGATGCCCGGCAACCCCGGCGCGGTGGCGGCGATGCTGGCCACGAGCGCCGAACTGCGCACCAAGAGCCGCGACTTGGTGCGGCGCAACGCCTGGGCCAATGCCGGTATCGAGGCGTTCGTCGCCAACGCGGTGGGCACTGGCATCAAACCGCAGTCGATGGCCGAGGATGAAGCCTTCCGCGCCGACGTGCAGGCGCTGTGGCGCGACTGGACGGAGGTGGCCGACACCACCGGGCAGACCGACTTCTACGGCCTGCAGGCGCTCGCCTGCCGGGCCATGCTCGAGGGGGGCGAGTGCCTGATTCGCCTGCGCTGGCGGCGTCCGGAGGACGGCCTGATCGTGCCGCTGCAATTGCAGCTTCTCGAAGCCGAGCATCTGCCGCTGCATCTCAACACGGAACTGCCCTCGGGCAACGTCGTGCGCGCCGGCATCGAGTTCGACAGCCTGGGGCGGCGCGTGGCCTACCACCTGTATCGCTCCCACCCCGAAGATGGGCGGCTTGCGCCCATGTCGGGCCAGGGCGGGCAGGAGACGGTGCGAGTTCCGGCATCCGAGATCATGCACCTCTACCGGGTGCTGCGCCCTGGCCAGATCCGCGGCGAGCCCTGGCTCGCGCGCGCGCTGGTCAAGCTCAACGAGCTGGACCAGTACGACGACGCCGAGCTCGTGCGCAAGAAAACCGCGGCGATGTTCGCCGGCTTCATCACACGGCTTGCCCCCGAGGACAACCTGATGGGCGAAGGCGTGGCCAACGATGCCGGCATCGCGCTGGCGGGGATGGAGCCTGGAACCTTGCAGATTCTGGAGCCGGGCGAGGACGTGAAGTTCTCCGATCCGGCCGACGTGGGCGGCAGCTACGGCGAGTTCCTGCGCGCGCAGTTTCGCGCGGTCGCCGCGGCCATCGGCGTGACCTACGAGCAATTGACCGGAGACCTCTCCGGCGTGAACTACTCCAGCATCCGCGCGGGGCTCTTGGAATTCCGCCGCCGCACCGAGGCTATTCAGCACGGCGTGCTGGTGCACCAGCTGTGTCGCCCGGTGTGGAACGCCTGGCTCGATCAGGCCGTGCTGGCCGGCGGCCTCACGGCACCCGGCTACGCTCGGCGTCGGCGAGAGTACCTGGCCTGCAAATGGATTCCCCAGGGCTGGCAGTGGGTCGACCCCGAGAAAGAGTTCAAGGCGATGCTGCTGGCGATTCGGGCGGGCCTCATGAGCCGCTCGGAAGCGATCTCGGCCTTTGGCTACGACGCCGAGGATGTCGACCGCGAGATCGCTGCGGACAACCAGCGCGCCGATGACCTCGGCCTGATCTTCGACTCCGATCCGCGCCGCACGACCAAGGGCGGCGGCAGCGCCGAGTCCAACGCACAGGCCGCCGATAGCCCTGCGCCGGCCGCCTGAAGGAACCCGCATGATCCCGTTGCCGCATCTTGCGGCGCGTCTGTTTGGCGCGCCGCTGCTGATCCATCGCCCGAAACTTGAGGTCATCCTGGCCGTGCTGGGGCCGCGCATCGGTTTGGCGGATAGAGGAGCGCCGCTACCGCCACCCGCTCTGCGCAGCCCGCCTGCCGCCAAGGCGGGCATCGCCGTCTTGCCGATCCACGGCACGTTGGTGCGGCGCACTGGCGGGCTGGAAGCCGCTTCGGGGCTGACCAGCTACCAGGACATCGCCGCGCAGCTGGATGCGGCGATCGCCGACCCGGAAGTTGCGGCCATCGTGCTCGATATCGACTCACCCGGCGGCGAGTCCGGTGGTGTGTTCGACCTGGCCGACCGCGTGCGTGCGGCTGCGCAGATCAAACCGGTCTGGGCGCTGGCCAACGACATGGCCTACTCGGCGGCCTACGCCATCGGCTCGGCCGCCAGCCGCCTCATGGTCACCCGCACCGCAGGCGTTGGCTCGATTGGCGTCATCGCCATGCACGCGGATCAGTCAGTGCGCGATGCCCAGGACGGCATCCGGTACACGACCGTGTTCGCCGGCGCGCGCAAGAACGATCTCAACCCGCACGAGCCGATCTCGGACGAAGCCCACGCCTTGCTCAAGCGCGAGGTGGATCGGATCTACGGCCTGTTCGTCGACACCGTGGCCCGCCATCGCGGCCTGAGCACGGACGCGGTGCGTGCCACCGAAGCCGGCGTGTTCTTCGGACAGGACGCCGTTGCGGCAGGGCTGGCCGATGCCGTCGGCACCTTCGACGACCTGCTGGCCGATTTGACAGCGGCACTTTCAACCCCAGCGACACGTGCCAGCACGACGCCGGGACACCTTCACCCACCACGACTGGAGCCTCTCATGAATGAACCCGGAACCCTTGCTGACCCTGGGCTTGGCGCTGATCCTGAGCGCGCTGCTGGCGCGCATGCGCCGATGAGCATCGAGGACGCACAGGAGATCGCCGAACTGTGCGCGCTGGCGGGCTGCCCCGAGCGTATCGCCGCTTACCTCGCGGCACGCACGCCACCCGCCCTGGTGCGCAGCCAGCTGCTGGCTGTCCGCGCCAGCGGGCAGGAGATCAACAGCCACATCGCGCCGGATGCGGCCAAGCCGAATCCCCCATCCCTCCACGACAACCCCCTGGTGCAGGCGGCCCGCGCCCGCGCTGGCAAGGAGAAGTGACATGCCCGCCATCACCGAAGGACTGAATCTCGGCGATCTTCTGAAGTACGAAGCGCCCAATCTCTACTCGCGCGACCAGGTCACGGTCGGCGCGGGCCAGAACTTGCCCCTGGGTGCGGTCGTGGGCTTGGTCACCGCCACCGGTAAGGCCAAGAGACTCGACCCATCGGCCACCGATGGCAGCCAGGTGGCCGCCGGCGTGCTGATGCAAGACGTAGACGCCACGCTCATCGACCGCGAGGACGGCCTGATGCTGGCCCGCCACGCCATCGTCGCCGATCACGCCCTGGTGTGGCCCGCCGCCATCACCGCCTCGGAAAAGCAGGCTGCCATCGCGCAGCTCAAGAGCCTGGGCATCCTCGTGCGCAAAGGAGTCTGACGATGAACAACCCCTTCGAGAACCCCGCCTTCTCGATGTCGGCGCTGACCGCCGCCATCAACATCCTGCCCAACAACTACGGCCGCCTGGAAGAGATGGGTCTGTTCCCAGCCAAGCCGGTTCGCTTCCGCTCGGTCGCCGTGGAGGAGAAGAACGGCGTGCTCACCCTGCTGCCGACGATGCCGGTGGGCTCGCCCGGCACGGTGGCCAAGCGCGGCAAGCGCAAGCTGCGCTCGTTCGGCATCCCGCACATCCCGCACGACGACGTGGTGCTGCCCGAGGAAGTGCAGGGCATCCGCGCCTTCGGTTCGGAGACCGAGGTGCAGACCGTGGCGGCCGTGATGGCCGAGCACCTGCAGGCAATGCGCAACAAGCACGCCATCACCCTGGAGCATCTGCGCATGGGCGCCTTGAAAGGCAGCATCCTCGATGCCGACGGCACCGAGCTCTACAACCTGTTCGACTTGTTCGAGATCTCGCCCAAGGTCATCAACTTCCAGCTCGGCAACCCGGGCACCGACGTCAAGAAGAAGTGCCTCGAGCTCAAGCGCTACATGGAGAAGAACCTCATGGGCGAGCGCATGACCGGCATCCACTGCCTGGTATCCGAGGAGTTCTTCGATGCGCTGACCAGCCATGAGAAGGTCGTCGCCGCCTACGACCGCTGGCAGGACAGCCTGGCCCTGCGCTCCGACATGCGCGCGGGCTTTACCTTCGCTGGCATCACCTTCGAGGAATACTCGGGCGAGGCCAGCGACGGCGACACCACGCGCCGCTTCATCGCCGCGGGCGAAGGCCATGCCTTCCCGCTGGGCACGGTGGACACCTTCGCCACCTACTTCGCGCCAGCCGACTTCAACGAGACGGCCAACACGCTGGGCCAGCCGCTGTACGCCAAGCAGGAGCCGCGCAAGTTCGATCGCGGCACCGACATCCACACCCAGTCCAACCCGCTGCCGATGTGCCACCGACCGGCGGTGCTGGTGAAGGTGCTGGCGTCCTGATGGATGTCGAAACGCTGTACGCATCGGCCCGCAATGCCGGACTGCTGACTGCCGTCACGGTGGCGGGCACCACGGTGCATTGCGCCTTCCGCGCCCCGGACGAGACGGTGCTCGAGGGCTTGGCGATCTCGCGCGACTACCAGATCGACTACCCGGCGTCCTGGCTGACGCTGGCCGTGGGCGACACGGTCGAGGTGGCAGGCCACACCTATCAGGTGCGCGACGTGCGGGCGATCGGCGACGGCGCCGAGCATCGCGCCTTTCTCTCCCAGCTCTGAGGAATGCCCCATGAACTCCATCCGCGAGCGCCTCTTGCGGGAGGTCGTCGCACGCTTGTCATCGGCGATTGCACCGATCCCGGTGCTGCGCATGCCGGCCGTGCCGGTTACCCGCGAGGCCAGTCCGGCGCTGCTGCTGTTCGTCGAGGGCGACAGCATCACGGCCCACGCCAACCATCTCGTCGACCGGCAGCTGTCTGTCCGGCTTGCCGTGGTGGCGCGCGGCGCGGATGCCTTCGACGTGGCCGACCGGCTGCTCACCGCGGCGCACGCGGCCATGCTCGCCGACCCGAATCTGGGCGGTTTGGCCATCGCCGTGCGCGAGATCGACTGCGAATGGGAGTTCGACGAAGCCGACGCCGGGGCCGTCGCGCTGCCCGCCCGTTACGAAATCCGCTACCGCACCCACGCCCTCGACCTCACCCAAACAGGATGAACCCCTTATGCCAAATCTCTCCATCGAGCTACTGAAACCCCATACCCACGCAGGCAAGCGCCTCGCTGTGGGTGAGCGCCTCGACCTGCCCGAGGCCAGCGCCCGCTGGCTGATCGCCCAGGGCGTGGCCAAGGCGGCCACCCCGGTTCTCGACGCCAAACCCGCCCGCCGCGAGCCGGCCTCCGGCACCCCCCAAGGAGACTGACCATGGCCTACTTCTCCGGACAAGGCCGCGTCTACATCGGCGCGCGCGACTCGGCCGGCAACCCGGCGGGGCTGACCTTCGTCGGCAACGTGCCGGAACTGAAGGTGTCGCTGTCGGTGGACACCATCGAGCACCAGGAGGCGCAGTCCGGCCAGCGCCTGACCGACCTGCAGCTCATCAAGACCAAGAAGGGCGAGTTCGCCTGCACGCTGGAGGAACTCATCCCGGTCAACCTGGCGCTGGCGCTCTACGGCCACAGCACCCCGATCACGCCGGGCACGGTCACCGGCGAAGCCTTGCCCAACCCGGTCACGCCGGGGCACCTCTATCCGCTGGCGATGCAAAACGTCTCGGCGGTGCAGGTGCAGGACTCGAACTCGACCACCCCGAAGACGCTGCCGGCCAGCCAGTACACCGTCAACGCCAGACACGGCTCGCTGGTGATCCTGGACGCCGCGACCGGCGGCCCGTACACCGAGCCCTTCACGGTGGACTATGCGTACGGCGCGGCCAGCCACACGGCCATGTTCACGCAAGCCCTGCCCGAGCGCTGGATCCGCTTCGAGGGTCTGAACACCGCCGACGGCAACCGCGAGGTGGTGATCGATCTGTACCGCGTGGCGATCAACCCGGCCAAGGAGCTCTCGATCATCACGGACGATCTGCTCAAGTTCGAACTCTCCGGCCAGGTGCTGGCGGACCTCACCAAGCCGGTCGGCGGCGATCTCGGCCAGTTCGGCCGCCTGGTGCTGTTGTAAGGGGATGACGATGGCCCCCACGAGCACCGACTTTCAGACCTTCCCGCCCGTGCCCAGGGTGGTGACAGTGGCCGGCACCGCGCTGGAACTGACGCCGATCCGGCTGGGCGAGTTGCCGCGACTGCTGGCCGCGGTGCGGCCCATCGCCGCCGATCTCTCGGCCGAGCCGGACTGGTTCGATCTGCTTGCACGGCATGGCGAGGCCGTGCTGGAGCTGCTGGCCATCACCACCCGGCGCGAGCGGGCTTGGATCAACGACTTGTCGCTTGATGATGCCGTGCAACTGGCCGCCGCCGTGTTCGAGGTGAACGCGGATTTTTTCGTGCGGCGGGTGGTGCCGGCGATCCAGGGCGCGGCGCAGCATCTGGCGCCGATCCTGGAGCAGATGCAGGCTGGGACCAGGCGGTTGCCCGCCTGATCCGCGCCGGGCACCGGCTCGATGAGGTGATGCGCTACACGCTGCCGCAGGCGCGGGCCTTGCTGGAGGCCGATGCACGGGTCGAGCGGCAGCACCTCGCCCTGCGGCTCGCTGTCCACGCCGTGGCGGCGCAGGGCGACCGGGCTGCGATCGAGCGGCTGCAGCGCGAGTTGTGGGAGGACGTGCGGTCATGAAACTGACGCTGGCCACCTCCGGACTGCTCGATCCGCGGCAACTCTCGGCCTGGAGCACACAGCGTCGGCGGGCGATCCACGCGGCGGTGGCCAAGGGGATGGCGGTAGGCGGCCGGGAGGTGCGCGAGGCCGCCCGCGCCCAGATGAGGAGCGCCTTCGAGGTGCGGCGCGCGAGCTTCGTCTCGTCGATGCAGACCAAGGTGTTCGACCGCAAGCCCGAGCGTCTGCCCGCGCTGTGGGTGGGCAGCCGCATCCCCTGGCTGGGCATCCACACCCAGGGCGGCACCGTGAGCGGCAATCTGCTGATCCCGCTGCTGTCCGGCCGCATCGGCCCCAAGCGCTTCAAGGCCGTGATCGACGGCCTGATGCGCTCGGGCAACGCCTTCTTCGTCGAGAAGGACGGGCGCGTGCTGCTGATGGCCGAGAACCTCCAGGAAAACGCCGCGCAGCTCAACCGCTTCAAGCGCGCCGAGCGGCAGCGCAGCGGCGTCAAGCGCCTGCAGCGCGGCCAGGAGATTCCGATTGCCGTGCTGGTGCGGCGGGTGGATCTCAAGCGCCGGTTCGACCTTGGCGCTGCCGTGCAACCGGCCTTGTCGGGCTTGGCGCGGGCGATTCAACGAGAACTGGACCAGGCCTGATGGCAAACAACCGCGCCCAAATCCTCATCCGCGCCGTCGACGAGACGCGCGGTGCCTTCGACTCGGTCAAGCGGGGCCTGGGCGGCTTGGCTGATGCCGCCCGCAGTGTCAACGGCGTGCTCGCCGGGCTCGGCGTGGCCCTGTCGGCCGCGGGTCTCGGGGCCATGGTCAAGTCGGCGCTGGGCTCGGCCGATGCGCTCAACAAGCTCTCGCAGCGCGTGGGCATCACGGTGGAGTCGCTCTCCACCCTGGTGCCGGCGGCCGAACTGTCCGGTGTCTCGGCGCAGACCTTCGAGACCGGGCTCAAGAAGCTCGCCACCACGATGTTCGAGGCGGCCACCGGTTCGGAGGAGTCCGCCCGGCGCCTCAAAGCGCTGGGCGTGGAGTTCAAAAACCAGGACGGCACACTGCGCGCGACCGATGCGGTGCTGCTCGATCTGGCCGACCGTTTCAAGGCCATGCCCGACGGGGCGCAGAAGTCGGCGCTGGCAGTGCAACTGTTCGGCAAGAGCGGCGCCGAGCTCATCCCCTTCCTGAACCAGGGACGCGAAGGCATCGCGGCCCTGACCGGCGAGATGGAAGCGCTCGGCGTGCAGATCGGCGGCGACACCGCCGCGCAGGCCGAGGTGTTCAACGACTCGCTGGCCAAGCTGCGGCTCGCCGCGACGAGTCTGGCCAACCGGGTGATCGAGGCCTTCCTGCCGGCCCTGAACGAGATGGCCGGCGGGATGGTCGAGTCGGCCAAGCAGGGCGGTGCCTTGCGCGCGATCCTGGATGGCGTGGTGCTGGTGCTCAAGACCCTGGCGCTGGGTGCCGCCACCGTCGGCAAGGCCTTCATCGCTCTGGGTGAGGCGATCGGCGCAGGTGTCGCGGCGGCAGTCGAGGCCCTGCGTGGCAACACCGCCGGAGCCAAGGCCATCATCGCCGAGCTCAAAGGCAATCTGATCAAACGACTCGATGAGCTGGCCGAGTTCCGCGACAGTCTGTTCGACCCCAAGCCCATCGAGGTCCAGGCCCCCAAGGTGCAGGCCGATCCGGCGCTGCTGCGGCGGCTCACGACGCCGGGCAAGACCCGCGACACGGCCAGCGCTCAGGCTGCGTGGATGCAGGCCCGGCTCGACGCCGAGTTCACCCTGCTCAAAGACGGCTTGCGCCGCCAACAAACCGCGCTCGACGCCGCGCTCGAAGATCGTCTCGTTTCCCTGCGCGACTACTACGCCCGCAAAACCGCGCTCGAGCAGCAGGAGATCGACGCCGAGATCGCCCGCACGCAGCAGCGGCTTGCGCGCAGCCGGCAGGTGGCAGCCGGCGGCAAAAGCGAGGAGGAGCGCCTGCGCGGCAAGGCCGAGGTCGCCAGGCTCGAGGCCGAGCTGATCACGCTCAACAACAAGCGCGCCGACGTCGAGCAGAGCAATGCCCGCGCCGCGGCCAAGGCCGAGCGCGAGCTGGCCGATGTGCTGGCACAGGCCCGGGAGGAACTGGCCAGGCTCACCGGCACCGACACGGCGCAGGACCGCAGGGCCGCGATCGAGCGCAGTTATCGCGATCTGCGCGCGCGCCTGCTGGCCGAGAGCGATGCCGACGGCGTTTCGATCATCGACCGCCTGATCGACGTCAAGGCCGCGCAGGCCAACCTCGAGGCGATCGAGGCGCAGTGGCGGCAGGTCACCGAACGCCTGCGCAACGCGCAGGAGGGCATCCAGATCCAGCAGCAGGCCGGGCTGCTCACCGAAGCCCAGGCGCGGCAGCAGATCGTGGCCTTGCAGCGCGACTCCGCCGCCGAGATGCAGCGGCTCTTGCCCGCGCTGGAGCAGGCCGCGCAGGCCATCGGGCCGGAAGCCGTGCTGCGCGTGCAGACCTTCCGCAACGAGCTTGCGCGCACGCGGCTGGTCACCGATGAACTCGCGCCGGTGTGGAACCGCATCGGCGAGGGCTTCGGCCAGGCCGTGCAGGGCATGGTCAGCGGCGCGCAAAGCTTCCGCGAGGCGCTGTCCAACCTGTTCCGCCAGGTGGCCGACGCCTTCCTGCAGCAGATGGTGATCCAGCCCTTCCAGCAATGGGTGGCGATGCAGGCGCGGATGCTTGCGCTGAAGCTCGGCTTCCTCCAGCAGGAGCAGGCCGCCGAGACCGCCGCGGCGGCGCAGTCGGTGGCGACCAAGCAGGCCGAGACGGCGGCCAAGGTCAGCGCAAATGCGGCGGAAGCCGGCTCCGGGGCGGCCGCCTCGCAGGCCGCGATTCCGGTGGTCGGCCCGGGGCTGGCCATCGCCGCGATGGCAGCGATGGTGGCGGCCGTCATGGCGCTGCTGGGCAACATCAAGAAGTTCGCCGCCGGCGGCTACGTCACCGGCCCCGGCACCGCAACCAGCGATTCCATCCCCGCGCGGCTGTCCGCCGGCGAGTACGTGGTGCGCGCGGCGGCCGTGCAGCGCGTGGGCGTGGCGTTTCTGGATGCGATCAACGGCCTCAAGGCACCGCCTACCTGGGACGGGCAGCGCCTGGCCTTCGCCGCCGGCGGCCTGGTGCCGCAGGTGAGCGCGCCGCCCGCCCCGCCGCCGGTGCAGCAGTCCGTGCGCATCGTCAACGCCATCGACCCGGGCGTGACCCACGACCATCTGCAAACGCCCGCCGGCGAGCGGGTGATCCTCAACATCATCGGGCGCAACGCGCGCGCGGTGCGCGCCGCCCTCCAGGGATAAGCCATGGCCTTGCTCTTCATCGACGGTTTCGACCACTACGACCCGCAGGCACTCGACCCCTTCGGCGATCCGTGGCTCGCGCGCGGCAAGGCGGCGTATCTGTCGCCGCAGGCCACGCGCATCCAGGGCCGGCGACCATCGTCCTATGCCTTGCGTCTGCCGGCAGGTGCCGGCGGCGGCTACGTCAAGAACCTCGATGCCACCAAGACCAGCCTCATCATGGGTGCCGCTGTGCGCGTGGCGCCGTTCGAGAACACCGGTGAGGAGCCGGTGCTGCTCGGCGTGCGCGACACCACCGCGCAGGTGACGCACCTCGTGCGCATCGGCGAGGACGGCCGGCTCAAGCTCTACCGGCGGACGGGATCGGGGATGAGCGGCTGGGACCAGTTGATCTCGACCTCGGTCATGACGGCGGCCGTGCGGGGGTGGCACTACGTCGAACTGCAGGTCGTGCAGGGCACGAGCAACGGCACGTTGAACGTGCGCCTCAACGGCGTGCTCGCGATCACCCTGTCGGCGCAGAACACCACCCAGGGCGGTGGCCCGTTGCTGACCGTCTTCGCAGGCGCCGTGCCGGGTCAGCCCTGCCCGGTCACCGTCGATGTGGACGACCTCTACCTCGCCGATACCTCGGGCACGATCAACACCACCTTCCTCGGCGACGTGCGGGTCGATGCGCTCAAGGCCCAGGCCGACGGGGCACTGAACCAGTGGACGGTCGAAGGGGCGGCCAGCGCCTGGCAGGCGGTCAGCGACGGCGACGAGGCCAGCGACATCCGCGCGGCCACGGCGGGCCTGCGCCAGTCATTCGATGTCGAGCCGCTGCCCGTGATGACCACCCCGGCGATCCACGGCGTGCAGGTGACGATGCTGGCGCGCAAGACCGATGCCGGTCTGGGCAAGGTCAAGGGTCTCGTCGTCAGTGGCGCGCAGACGGCCACCAGCGCCGACATCAATTTGCAAGAGCAACTGGCCTGGCACACGGCGCTCTTTGAGCGCAATCCGAACGGCAACGTGCAGTGGACCGAGGCCGCCTTCAACGCGGCGGAGTTCGGCGTGGAGTCGGCATGACCGAGCGCACCGTCGTCGCGCAACGGGTGGAGCTGGGCAGCGCGCCTGCGCCCGGCAGCGGGCTGGCCGTTTTGCGTGCCGAGGCGCTGGCCCGGGCGACCTTCGGTGCGGGCGCGGCCTGCTTCACGCCAGAGACGGCGGCTTCGCCCTGGCCGCCCGATCAGGTGGCCGAACTTCTGGCGGAATCCCTGGCGGCGCCCTGGGCTCCCGTCGATGCACCCGCATGCTGGGTGGAGGTCCTACGCCGGGACACGGCCGCGGCCGCCATCGTCGCCACCGGCATGGACGCCTTCGGCGATGCGCCGTGGCCGGATGCCCAGCGCGGTGTGTTCGCCTTCCGTCACGACTGGGCCGAGCCGCTCGTCGAGCGCCTGGAGTGGCAGACGGCCGTCACGCGGCTTGCGAGCGGCAACGAAGCTCGCCAGGCGCGCCGCCGCGTGCCGCGGCGCTTCCTCACCTACACCGTGGGCCACGGGCGCGTGAGCGATGCGCTGGTCGGGGACTGGCTGGCCGATCATATCGGTCAAATGGCGCTGTGGCCGCTGCCGCAGCACGCGGCGCACCTGACCGAAGCCTGTCCGCGCGGCGCCATGGCGCTGGCCGTGACGGCGGCCGACGAGCGCCGCTTCGGGCCGACCGCGGCCGATCTGTGCCTGCGCTTCGACGGCCTACAGGGCTGGGACGGGGACGAGCGCTGGATCCTGATCCTCGCCGCCGATGGCTGGCAGACCGCGCGGCTGGCGCACCCGGACACCGAGCGGCTGTGGCTGGCCGAACCTCTGGCGCGCGCCGCAGGCGTGGGCAGCGCCGTCATGCCGCTGGTGTGGGGCATGGCCAGCGAGGCGGCCGATCTGGCGCAGTGGGTGCCCGGCGTGGCCGGCGGCCGCGTGAGCGCCAGCCTCACGCCATCCCCGACGCCGGATATGGGCCTGCCGGGCGATCCGCTGCTCGACGGCCTGCCGGTCTGGCCCGACGGCAACTGGCGCGACGATCCATCCGTGACCGCGCAGGCGGTGCTCACCCGGCAGGACCTCTCGCCTGCCGACCCCTGGGTGCGCCGCGACGATCCGTGGCCGACGACGACCTTGCAGCGCCGCTACCTGGCCGGCGACATGGATGCGATCGAGCGCTGGCGCGCGCGGCTGTGGCAAACCCAAGGCCGACTGGCATCTTTCTGGCTGCCCGATGGCCTGGCGCCGGTGCTGCGGGTCACTGCGGAGGCCGATCCCGAAGACGGCTTCCTGCGGGTGACGGGCGAGGACATCTCTGCGTTCTGGCACCGCCCGGCGGGCGCGCTGATCCTGCACCCGGACGGCAGCCGGCAGCACGCGCTGACCGCGACCTGCCACCGCGATCAGGGCGGCGTGCTGGTATTGCGCTCGGGGCTGGAGGCGCCGGTGCCAGCGGGCAGCCGCGTCCTGCGCCTGGCCCGCTGCCGCCTCGACCACGACGCCGTCGAGCTCTACTGGCACGGCCCAGAGCTGGTCGAGATCCCCCTGACCCTGCGCCAGCTGCCCGAGCCGCGCGGCAACGATCTCATCACCTACACCCCGTCCTGACCATGAGCGAGATGCCCCTGACCGATGTCGAGCTCTACGCCTTCGATGGCACGAGCGGCACCTTCCGGCTCACCCCGCACGAGTTCGACGTGGAGATCGGCGGCCAGCGCTACGAGCGCTGCCCCCTCGAGCGCAGCGCGCTGGCACTCGGCGCCGAAGCGGCCAAGTCGGTGCTGGAGTTGAAGCTGCCGCCGGATCATGCGCTGGTGCGCCATCTGCTGCAGGCCAGCCTCAGCGGCGAGGCGACCGCGGTGCGGCTGCTCACCGCCCAGCGTGCTGGCGGGGGCGACTACTGGTGGATCGCCGGCACGCGCTGGATGGGCCGCGTGCTCGGGGTGGAGGTGGCCGATGACGCGGCGCGCATCCGCTGCGAGTCGGCGCAGGTCAGTCTCAAACGCATTGGTCTGCGGCGGCTCTACAGCCGCGGCTGCTCGCACGTGCTGTATTCGGCCGCATGCGGGGCGACGCCGATTTCTGCCAGCGCCTTGGTGAGTAACAGCAATGGCCGCAACGTCGATCTCGACGGCGGCGTACCCAGCAGCGTCAACGGAGGCTTGGCCGGCGGCTGGTTGCAGACGCCGGCAGGCGCGCGCCACATGATCGTGAGCGAGTTCGGCAGCGGCATCGAGCTGCTCTACCCTGTGGCCATCGAGGCCGGCACCGAGGTGCTGCTGACGGTGGGCTGCGACCACAGCACGGCCACCTGCGCCGCGCGGTTCGACAACCTGGCCAACTACGGCGGCTTCCCCTTCATCCCGACGAAGAACCCGTTCTCCACGGGCGTGTTCTGAACGCGCAGATCCTCCCATGTGGTACCTGGTCGTCATCGTCGTGGCGGCGCTGGTCTCCGTCGCCCTCGCGCCCAAGCCGCCCAAACCCAAACCCACCGAACTCTCCGACCTCGACGCGCCCACGGCCGAGGAGGGGCGGCCAATCCCGGTCGTCTTCGGCGCGGTGCTCATCCGTGGCGCCAACGTCGTGTGGTACGGCGACCTCGAAGCCGAACCGATCAAGAAGAAGGGCGGCAAGAAGTGAGCGAGCCCCTCGTCATCACCATCGCCCACGTGCGCGCCGCCGGGATGTGCGTGCACGGCACGCGCGCCTGGTTCGCGCGCCAGGGCCTGGACTTCCGCGTCTTTCTGCGCGGGGGCATCGATGCGGATGTGCTGCTGGCCACGGGCGATGCGATGGCGCGGCGGGTGGTCGAGCACGCACGCAGTCGATCTGAACCGCAGGAGACAGCCTGATGGGTGGCCGCAGCAAGAAGCAGACCGTCGGCTACCGCTACCGGATCGGCCTGCACCTGGTGCTGTGCCAGGGGCCGGTGGATGCGGTGCAGGAGATCCAGATCGGCGACCGCACCGCCTGGGGCGACGCGAGCCGCCTGCCACTGTCGAGCGGCCATGGGCTGGGGCGCATCCACATCGACCGGCCCGGGCTCTTCGGCGGCGACGAACGCGAAGGCGGCGTGGTGGGCGAGATCGACGTGATGGACGGCGCGCCCACCCAGGGCCGCAACGACTACCTGATGGGCCGGCTCGGCGCGGCCATCCCGGCGTTTCGCGGCGTGCTGTCCTTGGTGGCGCGCAAGATCCTGTTCGCCGCGACCAACCCGTATCTGAAGCCCTGGGCGGTGCGCCTGCGCCGCTTCACGGCGGGCTGGCACGGCGAACCCTGGATGCCCTGGAACGCCGAGGTGCGGACCTGGGATACCGACACCGGGGCCTACGTGACCGTCGGCATGAACCCGGCGCACATCCTGGTGCAGTGCCTCACCGACCCGCACTGGGGCATGGGCTATCCGCCATCCACCCTCGGCGCGAGCTTCTGGAACGCGGCCTGGGCGCTCGAAGCCGAAGGCTTCGGCCTGAACCTGGTCTGGACGCGCCAGCAGCCGATCGAGGCCTTCATCGCCCAGGTGCTCGACCACATCGGCGGCATCCTCTACGTCGATCCGGAGCAGGGCACCTTCGAACTCAAGCTGCTGCGCGACGATTACTGGATCGACGGGCTCCCCGTGCTCGGGCCTGACGAGATCGTGCGCATGGAGCGCTTCGAGCGCGCACAGTGGGGGGAACTGCCCAACGAGATCACCGTGGTCTACACCGACTGGGCCACAGGGGGTGAGGCAACCGTCTCCGTGCAGAACCTCGCGGCCATCCAGTTGCAAGGCGGCGTCATCAACCAGCGCCGCGACTATCCGGGCGTGAACCACGGGCCGCTGGCGGCGCGGCTGGCCCTGCGCGACCTGCGCGCCCTGGGCTCGCCGCTGGCCCGGATGAGCCTGACCGTGGCACGCGACACGCTGGAGCGTGCGCCGCTGCCGGGCGATGTGTTCCTGTTGCACTGGCCACGGCTGGGCATCGAGCGCATGGTCGTGCGCGTCACCGGCATCGACACCGGCACCCTGGGCGCGGCCGAGTGGCGCATCGAAGCGGTGGAAGACGTGTTCGGGATGAGCAACACCGTGCTCTCGCCGCCGCCACCACACGCCGAAGAACCGACCATCGAGCCGCTGCCGCCGGCCCTGGTGCTGGCCGTCGAGGTGACGTATTGGGAACTCGCCCGGCGCCTGAGCCGTGCCGAGCTGGACTACCTGACCGACACCGACACCTACGTCGGCGCACTGGCGGCAGCAGGCGGTACCGGGCAACTGAACTGGCAACTGGCCACCGGCGCGTCTGCAAGCAGCCTCTCGCCAGTCGTGGGCGAGGACTACGCGCCGCTGCTCATACTCGATGCGGCACTGCCGGCCAGCGAGGTCGATGCCATCGGCGTGCCGGTGACCGCCATCCGCCAGCCCGAGCGCCTGGCCGTGGGCGACTACGCCTATCTGGTCGATGCCGCAGGCCAGATCCGCGAGGCGGTGGCCATCCTCGCCTTCGATGCCCCCGCCGGCACGCTCGACCTCGCCCGCGGCGTGCTCGACACCACACCGCAATCACACGCGCCCGGCACGCGGCTCATCGGCGTGGGCGAATGGCTGGCCGCCGAGACCATCGAGCGCGCCCCGGGCGAGTCGGTGTTCGTCGCCGCCATCCCGCGCACTTCCACCGACCAGGGCGATGCCGTGCTGGCCGCCAACGGCCAGCCGCTGGTGCTGACCGGCCGCCAGGCACGGCCGTATCCACCCGGGCGCATCCGGCTCAACGGCCAGCGCGAGCCCGTCGTGGTCGCCGGCGACTTGATCCTGACTTGGGCACACCGCGACCGCACCCAGCAGACCGCCTACCTCGTGCGCCAGGACGAGGGCGACATCGGCCCCGAGCCCGGCACCACCTACACCGTGCGCCTGCGCGACCGCAACGGCGTGCTGGTGCGCACCCAAAGCGGCCTCTCCGGCAACACCTGGACCTGGGACGTGGCCAGCGCTGCGGCAGATGCGGGCAGCGCCGGCGATACCGTCACCATCGAGATCGAGGCCGAGCGCGACGGGCTCACGAGCTGGCAGGCGCAGGTACGCACCACCGAGCGCGCCGGCTACGGCCTGCGCTGGGGGCAGCACTGGGGCGGGGTGTGATGGAGTCGCCCATCGACCTGCACCCCCAGCCGCGCATCGACGTGCACATGCTCATGCTCGATGAGCCGGCTGCGTGGCGTGAAGCCTGTCTTGCCAGCCTCGCAGGGGCCCCGATCCGTCTGCACGTGCTGCCGGGCATCCCTGGGCGGATCGGCCAAGCGCGCGCAGCTGGCTACCGGCGAGGGAATTTGCCGCTGCTGTCCTTCGTCGATCCCGACGATCTCTATGAGGCCAGCGCCTTCACGCAGTTGGCCGATGCGCTCGATGCGTGTCCCTCGGCGGTGCTGGCCTACACCGACGAAGCGCTGATGGACGAGCAAGGCCGAGACGTCGGCGTGCGCCGGCTCGCCTACAGCGCCTTCCAGCACGCCCACTCGGCCAGCCACGTCCACGGCCTGATCGTGATGCGGCGCGCTGCGGTCGAGGCCGTGCTCGCCGCCACCACCGACATCCACCCCATGGCCGACTGGCTGTTGACCCGGCTGGTGGCCCAGAGCGGTGGCGTGCTGCACCTGCCCATCGTCGGGCGGCACTGGCGGCAACACCCGCGGCAAGTCCATCGCACCGCAGATCCGGCTGTCGTGCGGCGCATCCGGCAAACGATCGACCAAGCCACGAATCCCTGGAGATAGACCATGCCATTGACCGATCCGAACCTGGGCCTTGCCTACGGCTGGACGCTGGGTGAGTCCGGCTGGCACACCGAGATGAACGCCAACCTCAAGCGCCTGGGCGCCATCGTCGGCCTGTCCGTGAAGGACCGCGACCTGACCACCCCGCCGGCGAGCCCCGCCGAGGGCGATCGCTACATCGTGCCAGCCGGCGCCACCGGCGCCTGGGCCGGCAAGACCAGCCAGATCGCCGTGCGCATTGCTGGAACATGGGAGTTTCACGACCCGAAAGTCGGCTGGCTGGCCTACATCGAGGACGAGGCCAAGCTCGCCGTCTTCCAGCCCACCGGCTGGAGCGCTGGCATCGCCATCTGACCCTCACACCGATCCGTCACCCCTGGACCCGCCCGCGTGGCGGGTTTCGCATTTCTGGAGACCTGCCATGACCGAACCCGCACAACCTCCCGCGCTCGTCGAGAACATGCTGCTTCTGCGCCGTGAGGATTTCGACGAACTGCTCGACCGCGCCGCCGAACGTGGGGCCGAGCGTGTCCTGTCCCATCTCGGCCTGGAAAACGGCAGTGCCGCCAAGGACATCCGCGAGCTGCGCGATCTGCTGGAAGCCTGGCGCGATGCCCGCCGCACCGCATGGCGAACCGCCGTCAAGGTCATCACCACCGGCATCCTGGCCGCGCTGTTAGTCGGCGCTGCCATCAAGTTGAAGCTCATGGGAGGTGGCCAATGATCGAGACCTTGCTCGGCGGCCTCCTGGGAGGAGCCTTCCGTCTGGCGCCCGAAGTGCTGAAGTGGCTGGACCGCAAGGGCGAGCGCGCCCACGAGCTGGCAATGCAGGACAAGGCGCTGGAGTTCGAGAAGCTGCGCGGCGCCCAGCGCATGGCCGAGATCGGTGCCGGGGCCGATGCCGCATGGAACGTGGGCGCCCTCGAGACCCTGCGCGAGGCGGTCGCCGCCCAGGGGCAGCGATCGGGCGCCCGCTGGGCCGATGCGCTGTCGGCGAGCGTGCGGCCCATCATCACCTACTGGTTCATGGCGCTCTACTGCGCGGCCAAGACCGCGGCGTACGTGGGCGCCCTCGAGGCCGGTGCGGATTGGATTCTGGCCATCCAGGCGGCCTGGACCGAGGCCGACCAGGCCCTGTGGGCGGGCGTCCTGAACTTCTGGTTCTTGGGCCGGGTGTTCGAACGGGTGAGAGCATGACGTCGGGGGTGATCGCCGTCCCGCAGGCGGCCATCGAGCTGGCCAAGCGCTTCGAGGGCTTCCACCGCGTGCCAAAGAACGATCCCGGCCGCGCGCATCCTTACATCTGCCCGGCCGGCTACTGGACCATCGGCTACGGGCATCTGTGCGATCCGAAGCACCCGCCGATCACGAAAGGCGAGGCCGAGGCCTACCTCGCCCAGGACCTGAAGGTGGCGCTCGCCGCCACGCTTCGCTACTGCCCGGTGCTGGCTACGGAGCCCGAGAACCGACTCGCGGCCATCGTGGACTTCACCTTCAACCTTGGCGCGGGGCGGCTGCAGACATCGACGCTGCGGCGGCGGGTCAATCAGCGGGACTGGGATGCTTCTGCGCGTGAGCTAAGAAGGTGGGTATACGGCGGAGGTGGGGTGCTGTCGGGGTTGGTAACACGCCGCGAGGCGGAAATCGAACTGCTGAAAGCTGGAGACTTGGGGTGACTTCGTTCTGGCTGTCATCTGCCTCAGATCCCTTACTGCCTGCTAGCTCCAGAAGCTCCCTGACGCTACAATCAGAATCCTGAGCGTTCGGAGAGTAAAAGTGGATCACGAGTTTTCGGGGAAGCTCGTGAACATGACAAAACACTCGGTTCTGTGCGCTTACTGGGCGCCTTAGCTTTAACCGCCATCCCGTTCGATGTGGGGTGATTAAAGGATTTCCTAGCGCCTCACCATTTGCCCGCTCCGGCGAAATAGCCATTGGCGAGCTCTCCGCCGCTAAACAGGCGATTGGAACGTCAGTCTCATAAATAACCACAAATTAGCCATGGCATCAAATAGCGTAGCAGGAAGGTTCTTCAAGTGATGCGACAGATTAAGAGTGCAGATGCAGTGACGATACTGCATAACGATGCGCCGAAAGTGATCGAAGAGATCAACGATTTCACATCGCAGACGTTCAAGACACGAGGGGGACGCCTAGGCAGTGGCATGGGTAGCCTGCTCGAAGCCCTGTGGGTCTATTACATGAACAAAACCCTCATGAATGAGGGTGGATTGGCACGGGAATGTGAACTTGCGTGGATGCAAGATCACGAGCCCTCCGATTTTGCCTGCCTGCAAAGAGGGGCCGAATGGGAGCCTCGGAGTCGACGTGGCGAGTTGTTTCGTATCGAAGCCAAGTCCATGAATATTGGCGTAGACGAAGCCAAAGGACACTTCACAAACCTTGCCAAGGAAACGGCAGAGCATGATCAGCTTCTTGTGCTCATCTGGTCATGGACCGAGCTGGGAAATAATTATTCATGGCCAAGAATTCACGATTACTTCCTTGGCCCTTCGCTGCCGATTATCAGGGCGCGAGATCAGCTTCACCTCGCGCGAGGAGGGTTGTTCGTTGATAGAAGAGAATGCCCTGATGGGTGTGCGCCAGAAGCATGTACACACGATGGAGAGCCACTAAACGCAGCAAGGAAGCGCGAGCGCCGATCAGGTCCGCAGTCATGCAAGCCAGCAAACGTCGAGTATGCTGCCAATTTTGGCGGCCTCGTGCGGATGCTGAAGACCGACAATGATGCTGCGCGTTCGGTCTTTCGGAGACTGCGGAAGGCCGATGATGTGGTTCATGCCTATATATCCTTCATTCACACGCACTTTCCGTCCGAGGAGATCAACCACTTTAAGAAAGCTGAATGGCAATCTGTGTTGAAATCCCTTGGGATCAAAGCTAACAATGTGACCGCCGCCGAAGCTAATAAACTGTTGCGGGAGCATGTGCCCGACTACCAAGATCACCTGCGGAGATTATTCTATAGTTAGGTCGCCACCTCAATTTCGATGACCGGTGTTCCTGACGAGAGCGCAGCCAAGAGTCCTTTAGCCTGTTGTGCAGGAAGCGTATCCAAGCGCGAACGCAAGGCGATGATCTCTTGATCGATCTGGGCAAGCTGTTCAACCAGTTTTGCTTGCACATCGAGAGGTGGAACGGGAACTTCGATGTCGAGTAGATCCCGCGTTGACATGCGCGGCAGAGATGCGCCTACGGTGAACTTGCTTGCAAACTGTGTGACGAATGACGAAGCGAGGATGTGTCGCAAATAGCGTGAGAGAACAACGTCTTTGCGTGGAGAAAGTACGATGAACTCGCCGGAACACATGCCTTCGGACACCGGGGGGTGTGCCAGATAGACTTTGTTTAACTCAGGGCGCAGACGTCCATAGAGAACGTCGCCGACCCGAAACGTCTTCGACCGAGACTTTATCGACGACGCAGGTCGTGGAGAGAATTCCACCAACTCTCCGGTCGTCGATCGGACGTTTTCGAGGCCCACGTAGACAATGGGCTCGCTCCCGTACTGCCGGGGGTCGACTGTGGAGCGGCGCTCGTCGGCCAACTCTTTCAAGGGACGCATCCGGTAAGCAGATTTCCCGGCGAACTTCGTCTCAGTGAAATAAGAAACCGTCCACCGATCAGCCCGAAACAGTTTTGCACTTTCGACTACCATCGTCCACATCACCAACCCTCCTTATCAATGAATGCCTTGAAGCGATCCGCAACCGCATTGAGGTTGCTTTCGCCGCACGTGCGGCCGCTGGCGTCATAGCCAATGGAATCAACATCGGCCAAAAAGATGTTGTAGTTACGTGTATACGTTTCACTAACCTCGTGCTTTCTGAGAATCAGAACGCTGGTCTTGATGTTTGCCCCGAAGGGGGAAAACGTCTCGATAGGGAGGCTAATGATTGCGCGAACACGTGCATGTCGTTCAATCCAACTGCGAACTTTCGCGGTGTTTCGATTGCTCAATACACTATCGGGAAGGACGATGGCGAGGCGCCCTCCGTGGCGAAGTAGCTGGAGGCAACGTTCCAGAGCCACGATTTCTAGCGAGACTGTTGATCCGCATACTGTTGCAAGCTCAAATGGTCCAAGTTGTGTAAGGCTGTCACGCGGTAGATCTATGCCAAATGGCGGATTGGTCATCACGAGGTCGAACGTTTCGCGATAAAGGTCTGGGTAATTGGAGAACGGCAAGAGCGAATCGCTGCACCGGATGTTGCTATGCCCGTCGCCATGTAGCCGCATGTCGGTCATGGCGATTCTGACCATACGATCGCTCTTCTCGATGCCGTGCAGCCGCGTGAAGGCAAACTCGTGGAACAGCTTGTCGGCCTTGGCGTGCATTCGTCGCACGTAATCGATAGCAGAGGTCAAGAAGTGGCCGGAGCCGCAGAATGGATCAATGATTAGCTCGCGAACGTTTGGCTGCATTACCCTCACGATGAAGTCGATGACTTCTTTTGGTGTGAAGTACTGCCCCATTCCTGCGCGGATAGCTGGAGCTAGGACGTTTTGGAATGCGCGGCCCTTGATATCTACGGGTGATGCGGTCAGGTCGTGGTGTTGTAGGAGCTCAACTGCTCGAACGATGGCTGGACTTGATAGAAGCAATGGCTCACGAAAGACGCCACGGGAACGTTCATATGTCGGTATCTTATTGGAGAAAATTGCTCTGTCTTCATCGATCGCTCGCAGATAGAGCTGACGGATTTCGGCCGCGCATTCTTCGACCGATCTGTAGCGTGAACGTTGGAATAAGAGTTCGCCCGTCTTAACGCTTTGCTCCTCATCGAAAAGCTTGGCGTAGATTAACTTGCAAATTTCGTCCAGTGCATCGGGTGCGTGAAGTCCATCGATGTCTCGGAACGCGCTGTGCACTTCAAACAGTACGTTTTCAAGATTGCTTGTAAGGGGTTTGAGAGATTTAGGCTCAAGGCGATAAGCGGATGCCAGAATGTTTGGTTTCTCGAACGATGCGACGTAGTCGAAGTCGCCCGTGCGGAAACTGCGCCGGATGATCTTTGTGACTTGCCCTGTGGCGTCTAGCTGAATCCCTATGCTGGCAGTGGGCACGGAAAGGAGACACTTTCGAAGATGCGCGTCGGCATCCGGCGCAGCCCCCTTGGCAACTCCGCAGACTATGTACTTGGTCCCTCGGTCGTTGTGAACGACATAGACATCGTTGTCTGACTCTTGTGCGTAGCGGGAAATAACGTGGCCGCTGTCGGCTGGCAGCGAGAGCGCCGCAGCGATGAGTTGTTGAACCGTGGTGAGCAAGGGCCACTCCATGAGACTATACGTCTGAGTGAGTTAGGACATCTTGTCGCATTTTAGCCCATGAGTCCACAGACAACACCCCTTTGTGCCGGCCAAGTCATAATCCCCCAACGGCCCGCAGGCGATTGCCAACGTCGAGGTACTGGCCGCGATCGCCGAGCAGACCGGCCGACCGGTGCGACTGGTGGCGATCAGCCATGCACAAGCGGTTGCAGGCATGCGCCAAGCCGGGAGGTCTGAGCTCCTCGTACAGGTCATGTCCAACCTCAACCGCTTCATTCAGTGAGTCCGTGTGCAGCGAGGCTACAGCGCGCTCCCGCAGGTTCGGCGGGAAACGGACATACGCCCTAAACTTTCCGGTCTGGTCCGATGGATTGCGCAGGGGTTTGGGAAATGAGTTCGAAATCGGTGGTTGTCTGCACCACCACCTACCAGTCCAAGCAAGTCCAAAACAGGCCGGAATCCTTCGCAAAATCAAGGGTTTCGGCCTTTTTCTTGCCCGATGGCGTCCGAAGTGGGCTATTGCAATCCGACGGTAGCAGACGGTAACTATGACGGTAGCCGGGCTCCTTGCCCGGACAGTTACCGTCAGGAGGTTACCGTCATGCCGCTGTCCGATACCGCCATCCGCAAGGCCAAGCCCGGCACCGCACCGCTCAAGCTGTCCGATGGTGGCGGGCTGTACCTGCTGCTGCGCCCCGATGGTGCGCGCTGGTGGCGCTGGGACTATCGCCGTCCCGTCACCGGCAAGCGCAACACGCTGAGCCTGGGCACGTATCCCGACGTGACGCTGGCGGAGGCGCGCAACCGGCGCGACGCTGCACGCAAGCTGCTAACCGCTGGCGCCGATCCTGGGGAACACCGCAAGGCGGAAAAAGCGGCGGGCGCAGAGCGTGCCGCAAACAGTTTCGAAGTCGTCGCCCGCGAATGGCTGGGCAAGCGCGACTGGGTGCCGAGCTATACCGTCAAGGTCACGGCGTGGCTGGAGAATGACGTGTTCCCGTGGATCGGTGGCAAGCCCGTCTCCGCCCTCACCGCCCCTGACTTCCTAGCCGTCGCACGGCGCGTGGAGGAACGTGGCGCCATCGAATCAGCCCACCGCATCCTGCAAAACTGCGGGCAGGTCATGCGCTACGCAATCGCCACGGGGCGCGCTACACGCGATCCGGTCGCCGACCTGCGCGGCGCCCTGTCCCCGGCACCCAAGCGCCACCATGCCGCCATCACCGATGCCAAGGCCATCGGCGGCCTGCTGCGCGCGCTGGACGCCTACACCGGCACCTTTGCCGTGCGTTGCGCCTTGCGGATGGCGCCGCTGGTGTTTTGCCGTCCGGGCGAACTGCGGCAGGCCGAATGGTCAGAATTTGACCTGGACGCCGCGCAGTGGAACATCCCAGCCCACCGCATGAAGATGCGCGAACCGCACCTGGTGCCGCTGTCGGCGCAGGCCGTGGCGATCTTGCGGGAACTGCAACCGCTCACGGGGCGCGGGCGCTACGTCTTTCCTGGCGCGCGCGACCCGAAGCGGCCCATGAGCGACAACGCGATCAATGCCGCCCTGCGCCGCATGGGTTTCGACAAAGACACCATGACCGCGCACGGCTTCCGCGCAATGGCGCGCACGGTGCTGGATGAGGGGCTGGGCTTTCGCCCCGACTACATCGAGCACCAGTTAGCCCACGCGGTACGCGATCCGAACGGCCGCGCGTACAACCGCACCGCGCACTTGACCGAACGCCGCAAGATGATGCAGGCGTGGGCCGACTATCTGGACAGCCTGCGCACGGGCGCAAACGTGGTTCCCATCCGCAAGGCAAGCTGACAACAACCGAGAGGAAGACGATATGGCAACCGCACCGATGGCACTACGCGATCATTTCTGCCGTTACCCTGACAAATGCGACCGCTGCGATTGTGAAGTTAGCTATTCGGCCGGCTACCAAACTACGGAACGCGACACCGTGGCCGGATGCTTCAAGTGGACGCTGTGCCGAGATTGCAGTAAAGCCGTGCGGAAAATGACGAAGCCGCGACGGGCGCGGGCGGAAACGCTTGCGATCATCCGTCGCGCGTCGCGGTACTCGCCCGATTTCGCGGCTTTCGTGGCGTCATGGTATGGCGTGAAGTTGCCCGCCGAACGATAGAGGGCGCCCTACGTACGTCCTGCCCTCGGGATGAGCGAGGGCAGGCGCGGGATCACCACTTGCCAAGGAGCCTAGTGAAGTGAGCGTGGCGACGCGTTGTACCAAACCACCGCTAGCGGTGTCCGGTTACGCCCTTCCGAGCGAGCAGGAGGTCTTACGTGCGCTGGGGCAAGTCAAGAGACGGCAAAGGCTTTCGACAAAGACGGTGGCCGAAAGGATGGGCGTGGCGCCTTCCGTGGTCTCTCGACTAGAGAACCAGCGCAAGCACCCTACGTTTGAAACGCTGCAGCGCTACGCCGCGGCTATCGGCTGCGAAATCGGATTGGTAGTTGTCCAGGACGGGCGCACGATCTTCTGATGAATTAGCTGATCGGCTAATTTTCCGTTGAAGCTCATTTCGGGCTCTCTACTGTGAGGCTCCATGTCCCATGACGCCCCAATGAGGGGCATGGAGTCTGATGTGGCGCTATCCCTTCCGGAAACGGGTTATCTCCGGCTCCGCGACATCATCGGCGACCGAGAGGCGGGAATCCCCGCGCTGATTCCTGTCAGCAAGTCCACCTGGTGGGCAGGCACTCTGGACGGGCGCTTTCCGAAGCCCGTCAAGCTGAGCCCTGGCGTCACCGCCTGGCGTGTGGAGGACATCCGAGCGCTGATCAAGCAGTCGGCGCCGGGAGCTGCCGCATGAGCCGCCCAAAGAAAACCCCGCGAGTTGGCGGGCTCGCGGGGCTAGCCAAAAGCATGCAGGCGCTCTATGGCAACCCCGAGGCTACTCCCGCGAAGCGAGGGTGGCAATCGCCGTCGCTGCCGCGGAACTGGCGGGATCGCCTGCCGGACCCTGCGGCCTACTACGGCGCGCGCGTCGCCAAGCTGGGCAAGCCGAACGCCGCCGGCTGGGCGCAGGGGCAATGCCCGTTCCACGATGACCGCAACGCATCCCTGAGCGTGCACCTGTCGCACGCGCGCGGCGGCTGGCGCTGCACCGAATGCGGCGGCGGTGATTTGATCGGCTTCCACCTGCGGATCACGGGCTTAGGTTTCGTCGAGGCCGTGCGTGACCTGGTGGTGGGGGTGGGGCGATGAACGCCGCTGCTGACTTCACCGATGCCGCCCGGCGCTACGGCCTGGCGATTGATGGCCCGGCCGTCGGCGATGGCGCCGTGCACCGTGTCCACGTCGAAGGCGACCGGCGCGGCAGCCGCAACGGCTGGTATCTGTTGCACCTGGACGGGGTGCCTGCCGGCGCCTTCGGGAGCTGGAAAGGCGGCTGGCGGCAGACCTGGCACGCTGGCAGCGCGTCCCTGTCCACGTCGGAGCGGATGCGGCTGGACGCCGCTGTAGCGGCCGCCAAGCGCCGGCGCGCGGCGGAGCAACGGCAACACTGGCAAGACGCCGCAATGGCCGCACAAGCGCACTGGTGCGCCGCCGGCCCGGCTGACGCGGAGCATCCCTACCTGCGCCGCAAGGGCGTGCGGGCGCATGGCATCCGGCAATCCGGCAACGTGCTGCTGGTGCCGATGCGCGATGCCGACGGCACGTTGTGGAACCTGCAAAGCATCGCTGGGGACGGCACGAAGCGGTTTCGCACCGGCGCCCGCAAGGCCGGCACCTATCACGCCATCGGCGGGCCAGTCTGCGACGTACTGCTGATCGCCGAGGGCTACGCCACGGCGGCCAGCCTGCACGAAGCGTCCGGGCTTCCCGTCGCGGTGGCGTTCGACTGCGGCAACCTGGCGCCGGTCGCGCGCGCGCTCCGCGCCAAGTATCCGCACGCCCGCATCACGCTATGCGCCGACAACGACACCGGCACGCCGGGCAATCCGGGGTTGACCAAGGCGCGCGCCGCCGCCGTCGAGGTGCAGGGCTACGTGGCGATCCCGCCGGAGGGATTCAACGACTTCAACGACGCCGCGCGCGGGGTGGCCGCATGAACGCCATCATCAAGAGCCTGGAAAGCGCCACGCCTGCGGCTTGCGCGCCGGAGCCGCTACGCCGCCCCACACCGCCGCCGGAACCGTACCCACTGGCCGAGCTGGGCGAAGTCCTGGCCCCAGCCGCCGAGGCAATCAGGCGCGTGATACAGGCGCCGGACGCGATCATCGGCGGCGCATTGCTGGCGGCGGCCTCACTCGCCACGCAGGCGCAGGCGGACGTGCACCTGGACGGCCGGGTCATCCCGCTGTCGCTATGGCTGCTGAGCGTGGCCGAATCCGGGGAGCGCAAGAGCGCCGTTGACGGCGAGGCGATGCAGGCCGCGCGCGAGTACGAACGGGAATTGTCGAAAGCCTACGGCGAGGATTGCGACCGGCACGCGGCCGACCTGGCCGAATGGGAAGCTAGGCGCGACGCAGTGCGCGGCGAGGCCAAGCAACGCAAGGGCGACGGGCTGGCCGCGAAGCTGCAAGCGTTGGGGGCTGGGCCGCCTGCACCGCTGCTGCCGCGCGTCACCGCTGCCGACTTCACCGCCGAAGGGTTGTTCAAGCTGCTGAGCGCGGGCAGGCCCACCATCGGCGCGTTCACGGACGAAGCGGCGCTGGTGTTTGGCGGCCACGGCATGGCGAAGGAAACCGTCATGCGCACCGCCGGCACCTTGTGCAAGCTATGGGACCGGGGTGAGCTTGACCGCGTGCGCAGCGGCGACGGCGCGGCGAAGCTGTACGGCCGCCGCTTCGCGTTGCACCTGCTGGCGCAGCCGGTCATCGCCGAGCGCGCGCTGTCGGATGACGTGCTCGCCGGGCAAGGCTTCCTGGCGCGCTGTCTGCTGGCCTGGCCCGAGGGCACCGCCGGGACGCGCCCGTATCAGGCCGTAAGCCTGCGCGACGATCCGGCCATGCAACGGCTACGGGCGCGGCTGCTGTACCTGCACCGGCTGGCGTTGCCGCTGGCCGAAGGGGAGCGGCAGGAACTGGCACCGCGCGCGCTGCGGCTGAGCGCCGATGCGTTCGCCTACTGGCGCACCGTGCATGACACCGTGGAAGGGCAATGCGGGCCGGGCGGACGCTTCGCGCAGGTGAAGCCCTGGGCGAGCAAGACGGCGGAGCAAGCCTTGCGCATCGCTGGCGTGTTGACGCTGGTCGAGGCCCCGGACGCGCAGGTCATCGAGGTTGGCACCGTGGAGCGGGCGGCGGAACTGGCGCTGTGGCATCTGAACGAAGCCGTGCGCCTGGCCGGAACGGCTGCGCTATCGCCCGAAGTCCGCGACGCCGAAGCCCTGCTGCAATGGGCGCACGCGACCGGTCGGAGCTACCTGCACTCCCGCGAAGCCCTGCGGTTGGGACCAAGCCGCATCCGCGAACGGGACACGTTTGAGCGCGCCATCGGCGAGCTTGTGCGGGCAGGCTGGGCGGAGCCGGTCGAAGGCGGGATGCACCTGGACGGCGCCCACCGTCGCCACGCCTGGCGCATCGTGCCGGCGAGCGAGGGCCGCTGACATGGGCCGGCTACTGGAAGCCTTGCGCGCAGACAGCGAACCTGCCTGGCTTGCGACTTCCGCGACACTTGCGACACTTCCGGCCGATCCGTCCGAAAAGTCGCAGAGTCGCAACTGTCGCAACGGGGGCAGGCCCGAAACGATGGGGGCAAGAGTCGCAGGGTCGCAAGTGTCGCAACGGGTCGCCGACCTGCGCGCCCACCTGCTGACCCTGGCCGCCGACGAAGGATTGCCCGCGGACCGGGTGCACGCCCTGGACGATGCCGACGTAGCCGCCTGCGCCGACCTGCCCGACGACACCCTGCGCGCCTACCTGCACCTGCCGGAGCGAGGCCAGCGCATGGACGCAGGACAGGTGCCGCCCGAGTGGGGCGAGCCTGCACGGCGCACCTGCGAAGGCTGCGGGCCGGTCCTGCTGTGGCCGGAGTGTCCGCCCGTGGTGAAGGCGTGCCCCTGGTGCTTCCGCAGGAAAGCCGGGAAGGCCATCCCGCGCCCGCCCGTGACGTGCGGCGACTGCCGGCATTACCTGCCCGATGCCGTGAACCCTGACGCCGGGTTGGGCCGCTGCGCGCTGGGCGCCCGGCGCGCCTATTGGCCGATGAAGCCGCACCGCTGCGCGGACTGGCGGGCGCCATGAGAGGCGGCTATCTGAGCAAGGACCGGGCGCACCTGGCGGAGCTGCAACGCCAGCGGCGGCGGCGCATGACCCGGATCGACTACATGCCCAGCGCCGAAGCCCTGGCCGCAATCGAGGCCAAGCGGGCGACGTGCCGGCCGGGCAGCGTGGCGGCCACGAACAGCGCCGTGATTGACGCCATCGTGGCGGAGTGGGCGACCCTGACCGGAACCGTCAAGAGTCCGGCGAAGCGGCCGGAATTAAGCAACGCATCGCGTAGGCGTGCGTGCGCGAGTGACTTCGAGCCAGTCCGGAATAATGTCACCACTACGCACGCGGGCGCGAACAAGTCCGGACGCGTCCCCTGCGGCGCCCGCCGCCGCCGCGACGGCCAGCCGTGCGAAGCCCTGAGCGTGCCGGGCAAGCGCCGCTGCAAATGGCACGGCGGCTGTTCCACCGGACCACGGACGCCGGAGGGGAAGGCCCGTGCGCTGGCGAACCTACGGCACGGGAAGGCGGCAAGCGCGCAATCGGTAACGGTAACTTTGACGGTAACCGCCGACACCGAACGCACCGAACTTCGCGCAAATCAGACATTTGATCGCACTATTCGGTAG